GAATCATCATATTCAAGTGCATTAGTGAAAGGGCAGTTTGCATTTGAATGGTCGCCAAAATCTTGATTAAATACTTCCTGCAAACGATCTTTTAGCTTCTCTGCAAATTCTTGCATTTCGTCACGTTCAGTAAGCAGTTGATCAGCATCTCGGTCCAGTTTTGCGAGCTTCACCTTCAGATCGTCAATTTCGGCATTCAAGTTGGCAACAATTTCAGGATAAACATCGCGACGACCACTTGCAGACATGCGGCTAACAACATATTCACTCTCAAGTTTATCCATGATTTCTGATGCTCTGGCATAACCTAAATAAAAGTTACGCTGAATATGGGATATGCTTGCCTTATTGGTTTTTCGAACAAAAGCAACAACTGATTTATATAAATCTATATCCATGTTCAAACCCCCTCTGGACGAATGCGAAACGAGTCGCGCCAGTCGCCTACGTAACCATGATCTTTGTATTCCCCAAGCACATCACCGAGCCATTCAACATCAGTGCGTTTTGGATATTTTCCATGCCACCACATGGACTTATCAGCATCCATTGCACAAGCCATCGCATTTTCAGGCGCCAAACTCCAATCAGGATGCCATTCAACATCATCAAAATGCTGATCTTCGCGCTCAATAAAAGTGTTATCCGCATTGAGTAACTTCTGAATTTCAAAACGCTTTTTCGCAGCTTCTTCTTTTTCGCGTTTTTCAAATTCTGCGAACATGGCATCCGTAAGTCCAAATGCATTCATTGCAACCATTTCAAAATTAATATCTGAATCAGGATCATCATTTAGCATTGCTGAGACGGATATTTTTGCGTACTCATGCGCCATTTGTAATTTGTTCACGCCGCCACCCTCATTTTTTCAATTTCTGCCTGTTTATAAATGCCATCGCATTTTTTCAGCATCGATTTGTCTAATTCTTCAAAGAACGCTCGACCATATTTCATCCACTGGCGACTAAATAATTCAAATCGGCTGATAACGTACTCAGTCATCAGGTAGTTTGGTTCGACCTTGCCACGACATAAAATCATGCCGCTGCTTTTGCCTTTGCGAATAATCACGCCGTCTTTCTTAACTTTGATTTCATGCCCACCACGCAAACACCACTCCATAAATGCAGGGCATACATCATTCGGAATTCGTGTTATTTGATTAACAACATCTAAATTTTTAATATTCATAAGTTCTCCAGTTTCCCAATGAGACATCCATGTCGGTGGGTGGTGTTATGCTGTTAAAGCTTTACGCAAATACGGATCAAGCTCATTCTGTTTAAGCAACCAAGCTTTGTAGTCGCTTGGTACGTCTTTGATAGCTGTGCCTCTATACTTGCCAAAGGTGATGATAGAAGGGATGCGGGCATCTTCTGAAAGTTGATATAAATGCTCTAAATCAGTGGCTTGAAGTTTGTTCACAATGCTCTTGAGAATCTTTCCAGTGAGCAACACATCTTGTTTGGCATTGTGTGCTGAACGCAGTTGATCACGTACAGATGGAATCCCCTCAAAGATCATGTAGGTCAGGGCAGAGATATTGTGAGCTTCAGCTTCTGGCCATACTTTACGAGCCAGTGCCAGCGTACAAATGGCTTTCAGATTCGATGTATCAACACCACAGCGCTTGATTGCTTCGATGTCATAGTCAATGTTGTGACCAATGATGTACTGAGCAGATTCAGGCAGTTTGAACGTGGTATGTGCTGGCTTGTCAGCAATGTCGCTTTCCAAAATGTGATGCACAGCCATAGAACCATATGAAATAGGTTCACCAACAGAGTAATACTCATCAAAAGCCTGATCAGCGAAAACCGAGGTAGAGCCGTCTTTGACTTCGCAAGGCACATAAGCAACTTCAATTGGCAAGCCTTGTAATTTATTGGTTTCGGTATCAAGAATAATTGCTTTCATTATGCAAGGCTCTCTTTGGCTAAGTTGTCGATATCTGCCTGAACAGCAGTAAGTGTGTTCACATCAATTTGAGTGAGGGCATCAATGCCGAGGTGTTCGCAAACGCTTTTCACATCAAGACCGCGTTCATCTATAAATGCTTGAAGTTGGTCGCGCTGCTCGTCAGAAATGGCTTGGAATTCAGGTGGGTCATACCACTTATTGCTTTCTTTATTGAATTTGCATTTAAGCTCTTTGGCACGTAAGAGCATGGTTTGGCGCATTGATTCAGCATAAACATGCTTTGACTCAACCATGTCATGCAAAGATTCAGTGAGCTGATCAAGATCAGAGGCATATTCAGCCTCTTTACAGCTTTGCTGCCAATTCTCAAGATCTTCATTTGCCTTGATGGTGGCAAGCTGCTCAGGAGTAAGCGTATTAATGTGAGCTTTTGCTTGAGCAATCATGTCAGCCAAAAATGTAGGGTTGGTTTTTAGATCGGGAACCAAAACTTCACCAACCTCATTACCCAAAGCACCCGCGTTTTTAGCATGGTGTGTGTCGGATGGGTTGAAGCTGATAACACGTGCTGGTTTACCTTCTTGTGTGCGAACAGTTGTCAAATAGCCCATGATGTCAGCGATACGGTAAAGCTCGTTACGGTTTTTACCGCCTAAGTCTGGACGATAAATGGTTTGGTCGCCGTTCTGATCTTCAGAAGCGTGAGCAATAAAAACAACGTCCTTACCCATACTGATCAGCATGTGAACATAGTTTTTAAAGATGTTGTTTGCTGAACCCTGAGCCTTAAGCTTTAGTGTTCCATCTTGCTGTCGATTGTTTCGGATGGTGAGAAGGTGGGTTTTAATGCACTCAAGCATTGCACCCACAGTATCTAAAACGATTGTATTGAATGGTGCCAAGTCTTGAGCTGTAAGCTCTACAACATCATTCCAGTTGTTTACTTTAACTACAGCACCGCGACGTAATTCACCAGTACGGTGAGCACCTTTGTCAAAGTCAAAAGAAATTGCCTTATCAGCAGTGAAGCCCATAGAGGTTTTACCAAGACCAGGATCAGCGTAGATGTAGGTGATAATTGCGTTTACCTGTAAAACCTGATCAGCAGTAATAATATTTAAAGCCATGATATTTCCCCTGAATTAGTGCGAGTAACCGCGACGATGCTTATATGCTTGACGCGAATAAACTGGAATGTTTGAGCGCTGCATAGCTTCAGAAAACTTGCGTCGCTCAGCGAAAACCACATCACGCATGCTTCTTAAGATCCAGCCCTTAGAAGCCAACACATCTTGAGAAACAGAGGTATTCACGCCGTCTTTCACGGTGAAGATTTCTGTACAAGTTGCATTTGCTGCATAGGTTGTATGACCAAGTCGCACAAAATAGAGACCAGAGCGTGCGTCTTTGCCAAGGAATTCTGAGAATTTGTCAGGGTAGGCTTGAGCATTCATTATCAATCCCCCTTCTTAGCAGATTGGTAAAGGCTTTGAGCATCACGCTCGCTTTGAACTTGTACTTTCACGACAGTAGCTTCGCGCTCTTGACGATCTGCTTCACGGAGTGCAGTAAAGAACACAACACAGAAGATGATGAGTGCGACAAAGGCAGGGAATACGAGTCCCGACTTTGATTTGACAGATAAAAGATTTTTTTCCATAATGACCTCGTTGTTGTGAAAAGCCCCGTCGCCTGCAAGTGTTGGGGCTTTTGTTTGTCTTAGTGTTTTAAATATAAGATTTCTTACATTGAGAGTCAATAATTATTCTAAGAAATCTTATTTAATTTTTAAGATAACTTATTTTTTATGTTTTAATAGACAAAAGAAAACCCGACACTGGGTCGGGTTGGTTTGGAGTTTATTATGGATAAAGATAAAGAATTGGATCGTGGTATTATTCCAGCAGGCACACGAGTCAAGCTATTTGAAGGGCGTGTAACACTGCTGGAAGATGTAGTAGTGGATGCTGATCAGGAATGGATTGATAAAGCCATTAAAGACCAAGAAGATTATTTTAATGGGGTCGGGGTCACATCAGAACCCAAATTATAACCAAATATATTTTTTAAGCCATTCTCTAGTGGAGTCTTTTAGAGTTTTAGTCCATGAAGTGTCTTTTGTGACTAATGTAACAAACAACTTATCATTATTGTCGATATATCGTGATAAGGCATTGACTATGTCAGAAGCTTCCCCTTTATGACCTATGATCCAGACCGATTTCAGGGGTCTGGAGTAGCCATTAGCTATAGATTTGATAGCCTCAAATAGTTTTTCGTAATCTTTATCACCAATGAGGTCATAGCTGATTAAGTAATTTGCCACATTTCTCTCCACCCGATCTGCTGTAGTTACTGTGTCGGGTTCACAGTTTTCTTAATATAAAAAGGCAGCTTAAGCTGCCTATTGTTATCTCAAATTCTGAATATGTTTTACGACTACGCCAATAATACTGATCTTATGCTGAATGGAATCAAGTGTTCCAAAATCAGGGTTTAGCGGAACTAACTGGAATTGCTCTCGACCTTCCTCATCGTACCCAGTGACACGGTACTTCTTGAAAGTCACCTCATAGTCGCCATTTTGGGCAATGACAAAGTTACCTGGTTGTGGTGCAAGGTTTGGATCAATCACTAACTCATCATTTGGCATGAACCGTGGTGACATACTCATACCGTCAACAGTCACACCAAAAACATCTTGTGGATTTATTCCTTCATAATCAGTGTATGTATGCCCAATAGGGTGAATGCCATCATAAACAACACCACGCCACAGTCCCGCTTGAACAAAGTCCAGTACGGGTATTTTTCTCAGTGGCTTACCATTAAAACTAACATTGCTGGCTTCATGGCTAGTAGTTTCTTGTTGTGCCTCTGTTGCTGGATTTTCACCTTCTATTCCTTTGAGAATGTAGTCTGTTGAGACATTAAATTCTTTCGCCATAGCATCCAGTGATGCTGCTTTTGGCAAATAGCTATCCTTTTCCCATTCAGTTACAGCGGGTGAACTAACCCCCGCAATCTTTGCTAACTGCGCTTGGGTTAATTTCTTTGAGCGTCTAAGAGCGCGTATGCGCTGACCAGTAGTTTTATTTTCCATATAAGTTATCTTACATCTTGTGTTAATAAGATTTCTTTGATTAAATACTAAGAAATCTTATTTTATTGGGCAAAATTAAATGACTAAGCAAGAAGCTTATGAGTTGCTTGGAGTTAATGGAGTTGGCTTAGCAAATTTGCTTGGGATTGATCCAGCGGCTGTTTATCAGTGGCCCAATGATCGAATTCCTTTAGCCCGTGAATATCAAGTTCGCGATCTAGCAAGCGGGAAAGAGCCAATTAAACGTGAAAACAAATCAAATTCATAAGGTGAACTATGAGTCTTGAAAAAGAAGATCTCCGATTGAAGATGCTTCCAGACATGATGGAGCGTTTGCGATTGATCGCAGATGTCCGCGGTAAAGATTATGCACATCAAGCTGTCATCCTTTTAGAAAAGGCAATCATGGGTGATTACCATGAAGTTAGCTTAATGCTTGAAAGAGCAAATAAAAACAGGAAGAAAAGGGAGCGTTTGGGTTTGGTTGGGCAAGTTGTGGAAAACCCAGATTCTCAAATTTTAACCATAAAAAAGCCTGATGGTCGAGATCAGGCTTCATGTTCAACAAATAAGGTCAATCATTTATGAACAAATCAAATTTAACACAACACCCATGTCAAGGCAAATGCACTGAGTTTGAAGAATCTTGCTGCAACCATTGCCTAATTTTAGAGCCTACATGTGATTACTGCGGTTCAGATCAACTGGTATCACGTACAGAAACAGGCTTTGTGTGCCTAGATTGCTTAGAAGAACCAAACATCATTGACGGGTTTATCCAGTCAGGTGGTTTTGATGCTGCATTTCAATCGGCTTTTGAATCAGTTTTCGGTGGGGAAAATAATGATAGATGAGCGCCCAGTAATTCCACCAGATCTAAAGGGGCATCTTATTAAGTCTCTTTGGTTTTTAAAAGAATTTACACACCTTAGTAGCTACATGAAAGCCCCTTATAAGGAGCTTAAAAGCCATGCGTGATTATGCAAAAGTTTCGCCACATTTCTGGACAGGATCAACTGGAAAGCAGTTACGCAAGTGCCCAGAGTCGGTTGTAGTTTCAATGTATTTAATGACTTGCCCGCATGCAAACATGTTGGGCTTGTATTACATCCCCCTTTTATATGTTGCTCACGAAACTGGCTTAGGCATGGAAGGGGCTTCGAAGGGGCTTAAATGGGCTTGTGAAGCGGGTTTTTGCAGTTATGACGAGTCTACAGAAATGGTATGGGTGCATGAAATGGCCCGCTTCCAGATTGCTGAAAAACTCAAGGACACAGATAAGCGCAGTATTGGGGTGCAAAACGAGTATAACTCATTGCCTTCAAACCCTTATCTAGCAAGCTTTTACGATAAATATAGCCAAGCTTTTTGCATGACTGAAAAACGTGGAAATACTGCAAAAAATACACCTAAAAACCAAGCCCCTTCGAAGCCCCTTGCAAGCCAAGAGCAGGAACAAGAGCAGGAACAAGAGCAGGAACAAGATAAAACGGAAGATCTCCGTTTTGTTTTTGATCTCTCTCTCGTAAACACAAAAATCAAACTTCGTGGTTTACAGGAAATCACTCAGGAAGACCTGAATAAACTCCAAGGTGATTTACAAGCTGAGTATGGCCATAAAAATCAAATGGTGAAAAACCAAATTCTTGGAAAACTTGTTCAATGGGTTGAGCGTAGACAACAAACCCCTCTGAACAACCATAAGAAACAAACAGGTTATTCATCCACTGAAAAACCAAACCGTAACGTCAACGAGGCATGGAAAGATATTCCTGAATTCCAAGGAGATGTTAAGCCAGTTGAAATACCGGAGGATTTTGTATGAATGCAATGATCTCAATGAAATTTCAACAGGTGCAGGCTTACTGCGCTGAACACAAAATTCAAAAAGTTCAAGCTGGTCCTAATCAAATCTGTCCTGAGTGTGCAAAAAACTTGGTGAACAAGAATAACCAGGAGCATCAGGAATCTGTAAACAAGATGGTTCGTGAGTTGCACTTTGCTGGAGCAATGATTCCTGATCGTCACAAGAATTCAGGCTTTAGAAATTACAACACGAATTTTGCTGGGCAATCGAATGCCCTGAACAACTGCGTTGAGTTCTCAAGAGTCATGATTGCTGGTCAGAAGCGCAATTTCATCATGTCGGGTAAGACAGGTACAGGTAAAACCCATTTGAGCTGTGCAGTAGCCAGAACGCTTTTAAACAAGGGGATTTATGTTCGCTATATCACTTCGGAAGACATGGCAAATGACATTGCCAATGCATGGAAAAGAGCTGATGACAGTGAAGCAGCTGCGATCTATCGATTCACTGAGTATGACTTACTGATCCTAGATGAGTATGGGCTTCATGATCGTCATGAAAACCGACTTCAATTAGTCCACAAGGTTTTGTATTCACGCTATGACGCAGGTAAACCAACCATGCTGATTTCAAATCTTACATTGGCTGAATTGCAGAAGGATTTAGGGGATCGCCTCTGGTCTCGTTTTCAACATGATGGATTAACACTGGTTGAGTGC